GTTTGACGTTCAATGGTGCAAAGATTTATGACGATGCTGAAGCAGAGATTCAAAAACTCGAAGAAGAAATGATAGTGAGTTACAGTCTGCCCGTCAATGACATGACAGGTTAAAAGTACCATTTTTATAGATAAAATGTGGTTCACGGGAGTACCAGTCCCCAACCACTCTAACGCTTTCAAGGAGCATCAGCATGTCTATTTATACCCCATATACATATCTTATTGGATGGTCCAAACACCAGAAATACTATTATGGTGTTCGCTATGGTAAAGGTTGTCATCCAGACGATTTTTGGGTTTCATATTTCACATCATCAAAAAGAGTAGACCATTTCCGAAAAGAATATGGTGAACCTGATATTATTCAAATAAGAAAAACATTCCAAACTAAAGAAAAAGCAAGAATTTGGGAACATACTGCAATTCGTCGTTGTGGTATGGTTGATGATGATAGATTTTTTAATTGTCATGATGGCGGTAAAACTTTTATGAATAAAGGTGGATACACATTACCTCCAAGATCAATCGAACATAGTAAAAAAATATCTGACGCAAATACTGGGAAATTGTGGTGTAATGATGATAAAATGAAAAGGTCTGAACAATATTCAGGAAATGGCAATCCAAGATATGGTGTTGTTATGTCTCGACAAGAAAGAATAGTTTTATTAAAAAAACGAGGAACATATAGACCGTTTTTCATTAATGGAAAATATTATGAATTAAAATCTGATGCGGCTGAAGAATTAAATATAAAAATTGGAACTATAAGTTATCGACTTCATAATAAAAAATACAAATGGAAAGAATGGCGATATACTGATGATGTGGAAAATTATAAATATAAAGAGCATGGGAATAAGGGTCGAAAACGTCCTGATCTTGCCGAGAGAAATAGAAAAAATAAGGTATTATAATGCTCAACGCATACTTCAACAACTTCAATTATGGTCGTGAACAAGACCTCGTTGAAGACCTTTGTTTGGAAGCAATCAAGATTTACGGATATAATGTCAAGTATATTCCGAGCGTATTCGTGCGTGAAGATCCATTGTTTGGTGAAGATACGCTTCGTAAATTTGATGATGCTGTTGACCTTGAGATGTACATTAAAAATGTTGAAGGGTTTGAAGGCGAGGGCGATTTTCTTTCCAAGTTCAATCTACAGATCAACGATCAAGTTACCTTTACAGTAGCAAGAAAAAGATTCAATCAGGCTGCTTCTGAGAAACTAACAACTGAAGTTGGTTATAACTATGTTACAGAAGATGCTGATACAAACGCGCCATCAAGACAGTTTCTTGATCAAACATATGAAGGCGACTCGATTGTTCTTGAAGAAGGTACTGGTGATGGATATTCTATCACTGCAAATCGACCACAAGAAGGCGATCTAATATACTTTCCAATGGTTGATAAACTGTTTGAGATTATGTTTGTTGAGCATGAACAAGTATTCTATCAAACAGGTAGACTACAAACATACGATCTTCGTTGTGAGTTGTTTACATATAGCAACGAGCAGATTAATACAGGTAATGCAAACATCGATGTTATTGAAGATAATAACACAACCGATATTCTTGCATATGAGATGCTACTTGAAGATGATACGAAACTATTGACAGAAGAAGGTGGTTCATTGATGCAAGAGTTTATTGTTACTGCTTCTGGATCACTGGTCGCAAATAACGCATACTTTAGCAGTAATGATCCTGTATTTGTACAGAGTCAGATAATCGACTTTAGCGAATCGTCGCCGTTCTCCGAGATGGACCGCTATTGATTTTTACATCTAGAACCTTTTTGATGATTTCCTAGATTTAATCTATTTACTTGATAACCACATTTTATACAACACACCTGTATTTTATTATTTTCTGATGTTCTTTTTCTAAACGCTTCATCACAGCGGGCTTTTGCCTTTTCTGATAAAAGACTGCGATGTTCTGTTGTCATGGTTTTTTTTACAGAATCTGATATTTTCTTACAAGTTTTTTTATCTCTTTTTTCACCGTAATAATGATGGTCCTCACCTGAACGTCCCATCTTTGCAATCGACTTTTCTGAATGTTTTCTGCCAGTAAAACCTTTTGTTCCTGAATGACCTTTCTGAAAAGCTGTTTTATGAGTTCCTTCTTTCACTTTGCGTTTATGAGTTTCACTCGCTTTCTTTCGTACTTCGGGTGTCCACATACAACCACTTTTAGAATGAGTGAGATTCAAAAACCTTTCATTCGTTCCTGCTTCGTATTTTTGTAGAACTTGATATTCATAATCTAATGTTTCTTCCGCAGTTTCAAATATTTTGTCTATCCGAAATAAGAAAGCATTTTTACTTTCTTTTTTGATAATATTTTTTACTACTTTAGATGATGTGAAATAAGTCTCAAATAAATCTGATGGGTGACAGTTTTTTGCAGTACGAGACCCATAGTAAAAAGTTCTTGACTTCTTATGAAAAAGCAAGTATGTATAAGGTTTATATATATTTGTGCTGGACATTTTAGCCTCCATCGGTTTGTCTAGAGCTAGTAGAGGGTGGTGCCTCGTGACTAGCATTCTTTTTATTTATAATATCTTTTGTTTTAGAATGAATAATATTTTCATCAAAGATACCACGAGATGCTAACACCTCTTTTACGGTATCATACATTGCCCAATACTCATCATTATAAATAATCATAAGAATATTTATTAGGAGAACAGATTTGTTCACATCCTTCTACCACGGCACGATACGTAAATATGTTATAGCATATGGGAACCTCTTTAACAATATCTACGTACAAAGATTAGATGTAAACGGTAATCGTATTCAAACGATTGCTGTCCCTCTTGCTTACGGTCCCCGCGAAAAATGGCTTGCGCGTATGGCACAGGATCCAAATCTTGATCAGGAAGTTCAAATCACTCTTCCTCGTATGGGATTTGAGATTCAGAGTCTTGCTTATGCGCCACAAAGAAAACTATCATCTACATTAAAGAATGTCAAGTTAAAAACATCAGATTATGACAGAGTTGATACACAGTATACTCCAGTTCCATATGACATTAATATTATGTTATCAATCTTTGTTCGTAATGCTGATGATGGTGCACAGATTGTAGAACAGATCGTTCCATATTTTCGCCCAGAGTTTACAACAAATGTAATCCTGATTCCTGAAATGGGAATCACAGTTGACACTCCAGTTGTTCTTCAAGATGTATCAATCGAAGATACTTATGAAGGTGATTTTGATACTCGGCGCGCATTAATCTATAATATGAACTTTCAAGTGAAAGCATATATTTATGGTCCAGTATCTAACTCTGGTCTGATTAAGAGAGCAATCACAAATCTATATCAAGATACAGCGGCGGATGCGCCTACACTCGAAAGAATTACAGTTACACCATCTCAATACGCTAATGGTGCACCACTATTCTCACCATCTGCAAATCCAAATAGTTCAGTAAATATTAGTAATATTTCTGCCGAGTCTGATTATGGATTTACAGTAGATATTAATTCTGATCCAACAACATTGAATGAATGATGAAAACACAACTTGAAAAGAATATGGAAGAACTGTTTGATATCGATCCAAATACAAAACCGATTATTGAAGTGATTGATGAATCAAAAGTAACTCCTGTTGATACGAAACCAGCACTCAACACTGAAAATGATATTGACAGTGATTATAAGTATGCTAGAGAGAATCTTAGAAATATTATTGACTCAGCACAAAGTTCTATCGAAGACTTAGCCTCAATTGCTTCTACTTCTGAATCACCAAGAGCATATGAAGTGTTATCTACATTGATGAAAACAATGGTAGAGGCGAATAAGGATCTGTTAGAGATTCAGAAGAAAGTTAAAGCACTGAAAGAAGAAACACCATCACAACCACAGAATGTTACGAATGCTTTGTTTGTTGGTAGTACAAGTGAATTAACAAAACTTATCAAACAACAAAGTGAATAAAACTATTCATAAAAGCGCTACAAGCACTATTATAACGTAGTTTTTAAAAAAGTCAATAGAAAATGTGAAATAAATGCCTTCTGATCTTTATTTAAATAATCCACTTCTAAAAAAAGCATATGTTCCTATGGAGTATACCGAGGAACAAGTACAGGAAGTGATTAAGTGTTCTAAGGATATTAATTATTTTATAAAAAAATATGTGAAGATTATCAATCTTGATCGTGGATTGATTATATTTGATATGTATCAATTTCAAGAGCAGATGGCAAGTACGATTGCCGATAATCGTTTTACTATTATTAAAACATGCCGACAAGCAGGTAAGACAACGACCTCTGCCGCTGTTATTCTCTGGCATATTATTTTTAATGAAAGTTATACTGTAGCAATCCTTGCTAACAAATTACAAACGGCTCGTGAGATTTTAAACCGTGTTCAACGAGCATATGAAAATCTACCCAAATGGTTACAACAAGGCGTAACAGTCTGGAATAAAACGAATGTAGAACTTGAGAATGGTAGTCAGATCATTGCTGCTTCTACTGCTTCATCTGCCATTCGTGGTTATTCTATTAACTTCCTATATCTTGATGAATTTGCATTCGTACCTCGTAATATTCAAGATGATTTCTTTACTTCAGTTTATCCAACGATTATCTCTGGTACAACTACAAAAGTGGTAATCACTTCAACTCCGAATGGTTTTGATTTATTTTATAAAATGTGGACCGACAGCGTAGAAGAACGAAATGAATATATAAACTTCTCTGTTAACTGGTGGGATGTTCCCGGTCGTGACGAGGAGTGGAAAGAAAAGACGATTGCAAATACCAGTGAAGATCAGTTTCGTCAAGAGTTCGAAGCTGAGTTCATTGGTTCATCAAACACTCTAATCTCACCGAACAATTTACGTATATTGAGTTTCCGTAATCCTCAATATACAAACTATGAAGGTAAGTTAAGAATATATAAGGAACCAGTGAAAGATCATAATTATTTCTGTACGGTAGATACTTCAAGAGGTTCTGGCATCGATGCTTCTGCTTTTACGATTGTTGATGTAAGTGTAATGCCGTATGAGGTTGTTGCTTGTTATGCAGACAATCTAATTCCACCTCTACTATATCCTGAAATCATATATAATGTAGTTAAGTCATATAACAATGCATCTGTTCTTGTTGAGATTAATGATAATGGTCAGCAGATTGCAGACATTCTACATTACGATTTAGAATATGAAAATGTTATCTTTACAGCAGTCAAAGGTCGTGCTGGGCAGGTAATCGGTGGTGGATTTTCTGCTAATATTCAAAAAGGTGTGAGAACCACAAAGACTGTAAAAGCGAATGGTTGTGCTAACATTAAAACGATGATTGAGAAAGATAAGATTCTTCTCAATGATTATCAAGTGATAAATGAGTTTTCTACTTTTGTTCAAAAAGGAACATCATATCAAGCCGATGATGGAGCACATGATGATCTTGTAATGTGTCTTGTATTATTTGCTTGGGCAACGAATCAATCATTCTTTAAAGATTTAACCGATACAGATTTTCGTAAACAACTTCTTGAAAATAAATCACAGTTGATTACTGATGATGTATTACCATTTGGTTTTATTGATGATGGTAATGATGAAAACGAAAATATAATAAATATTCAAGATACTCCTACCGATAACTGGAACGGATTTGATACTGATACAACTAACAAATGGAGTTGGTAAAGTCAAATATCTGTTTTTATAAATAATATTGAAATCTAACTTGATTTATTAAGTTATAGTAAGGAGAATGACACATGCCTTTTCAAGTATCACCAGGCGTTAATGTTACAGAGATCGATCTTACTACAGTCATTCCTGCTGTATCAACAACTGAAGGCGCCATTGCTGGGCGTTTTCATTGGGGACCAGTTGGAAAGCGTGTATTAGTATCTTCTGAAGACATTCTAGCCTCTCAATTTGGTGAGCCAAATTCTGATAACTTTCAGGAATGGTTCACAGCCGCTAACTTTTTAGCATATGCTAATGCTCTATACGTATCACGTGTAGAGAATAGTGCCAATAACGCATCAACCGCTGGTACCGGTCGTTATGTTAAAAACGATGACGATTACGAAAATAACTATTCAACTGGTATTACTGGTGGCGGCGATTTCGTTGCTAAGTATCCAGGTGCTCTTGGCAACTCACTTAAAGTTTCTGTTTGCCAAAGCGCAAATGCTTACACTCAAGCAGTTTCTGCTAACCTAGCGTTCCAAGCAAGTAATACAACTGTTCTTACTCATGGTGTTGTAACTGGGACAGCAATCGACGTTTCAGGTTCTGTTGTTCCTGGCGACGTTCTATTCCTCCAGTCATCTGGTGTAAATTTAGGTGATGGTATTAAAGTTGCTTCTGTAAATGGAACATCAATTACTCTTGCTACTGCTCCAACACAAACACAACTCGGCACAACAGATAATACCACATACGCTTTTGCTAATACAGAAGTAAAATCAGCCGAGCGTCGTTGGGAATACTACAATCTATTTGATTCAGCTCCAGGTACATCTGCTGACGCTACTCGTGTTGGTGGTTCTGGTGACGAACTTCATATCGCTGTTGTCGATGAAGACGGCGATGTCACAGGCGTCAAGGGTCAAGTTGTAGAACGTTGGTCTGGTCTATCACGTGCTGTTGGTGCTCGTACCACAGACGGTGCTTCTAACTACTACAAAGAAGTCATTAACAATCAATCTTCTTGGTTGTGGTGGGCTTCTCATGTAGATAACATGGCATCTGCTGGTGGTGCTCTATCATCGACATTTAATAATACTGATGATAAACCAACAACTGCTTCACTATCTGGTGGTGATGATGGTACAACACCAACTAATGCTCAGTTGATTGATGGTTACAATCTATTCCAATCCGCTGAAGATGTTGATGTTTCCTTCATTCTAGGTGCTGATGCAAATCAAACGATTGCTACACACCTCATCAATAACATCTGCGAAACACGTCTTGACTGTATCGCTGTTATTTCACCAGAGTCTGCTGATGTTGTAAACAACTCTTCATACGCTGGTAAAGAAGCAGAAGATGCAATCGCATATCGTAACACACTACCATCAACTTCTTATGCTACCCTTGATGGTTCATGGAAGTATCAATATGATAAGTATAACGATGTTTATCGTTATGTTCCAATGAACGGTGATGTTGCTGGTCTCATGGTTCGCACAGATACGACTCGTGATCCATGGTTCTCACCTGCTGGTTTCAATCGTGGTAACATTAAGAACGTTGTAAAACTTTCTTATAATCCTAAGAAAGCAGATCGTGATCAACTCTATAAGAATGGTATCAACCCAGTTGTTTCTTTCCCAGGTCAAGGTACTGTTCTCTTCGGCGACAAAACTCTACTTGCTAAACCAAGCGCATTTGATCGTATCAATGTTCGTCGGTTGTTCATCGTTCTTGAAAAAGCGATTTCTACCGCTGCTAAGTTTAGTCTGTTCGAGTTTAACGATGCGTTCACTCGGTCACAGTTCCGTAATCTAGTTGAACCATTCCTAAGAGATGTCCAGGGTCGTCGTGGTATCTATGACTTCCGTGTTGTTTGCGACGAAACAAACAATACAGGAGAAGTTATTGACCGCAATGAGTTTATTGGCGATATCTACATTAAACCTGCTCGTTCGATTAACTTCATTCAGTTGAACTTCGTTGCAGTTCGTACTGGTGTCGATTTCGAAGAAGTAATCGGTCAGTTCTAATATAAATAAATAAAAGGATATTAGGAGAATAAAATGGCATTTAATATCAATGAATTTCAAGGAGCGATGACAGGCGGCGGCGCTCGCCCTTCACTCTTTGAAGTTACGATGACCAATCCTTTTAATAGTGCTGCTGATGAAAAGTTCAGGTTTATGTGCCGAGCGGCTCAGATTCCTGCAACTTCAATTGCTTCGATTGCAGTTCCATACTTTGGTCGCCCAGTTAAGTTTGCTGGCAACCGCACATATGAAGATTGGACAGTCACCATCATTAACGATGAAGACTTTTCAATTCGTTCAGGTATGGAAGAGTGGGCACAGAACATCAATAGTACTCAAGGAAACCTACGTTTAACTGGTGCAAATCCTGAAGCCTATAAGTCTCAGGCTCAGGTCATTCACTATGGTAAACAAGGTAACATCTTACGAGAGTATAAGTTTGTTGGACTATTCCCAACAAATATTGCTGCTATTGATCTTGATTGGTCAAATACAGACGCTATCGAAGAATATCAAGTAACACTAACTTATGATTATTTCACAGTTGATGTTGCAAGTTCTTTCGGCGCTGCTATCAATCTATAATAATAGTTATTCTATCGAGAAAAGGGAGCTTCGGCTCCCTTTTTTTGTGTCATGTGTTATTATAAATAATCAAAATCACTTAGACATAGGATAAAAATTAATATGGAACTTTTTGGATTTACTATCGCTCGTCAACAAGAAAAGAAGGATCAAGAACAGATTCCTTCTATCGTTGCTCCTACTTCAGAAGATGGTTCTATCGAACTTGCTCCAGGTGGTGCGTATGGAACTTATGTTGATTTAGAAGGTAAAGCAAAGAACGAGGGTCAACTTGTTTCTAAGTACCGCGAAATCTCAACTCAACCTGAATGTGATGCTGCTGTTCAAGATATTGTGAACGAAGCGATTATTATCGATAATCATGAAGGTCCAGTAGAGATTAATCTTGACAAAGTGAAATATCCAGAATCTTTAAAGAAAAAAATTCGATCTGGTTTTGAAGACATTATTCGAATGCTTGATATGCATAATAATGGTTATGATATTTTCCGCAAGTGGTATGTTGATGGTCGGTTGTATTATAATATTGTAATCGATGAAAAGAATCCTCGGCAGGGCATTAAAGATTTACGATACATCGATCCACGTAAGATTCGTAAAATCAAAGAACCGATTAAAGAAAAAGATAAGAGAACAGGCGCGACTCTTTATAAAGGTATGAACGAATACTATCTTTATAGTCCAACTGGTGTTGGTGCACAGTCAGCTACAAATCAAGCACAAGGTATTAAGATTGCAAAAGATTCTATCTGTTACGTTCATTCAGGTTTGTTAAGCCCAAACAACGGAATGGTTTATTCACATCTTCATAAAGCAATCAAACCACTCAATCAACTTCGTATGCTTGAAGATGCTGTAGTCATTTACCGTCTTGCTCGTGCGCCTGAACGTCGTATCTTTTATATCGACGTTGGTAACCTTCCTAAAATGAAAGCTGAACAATATCTTCGTGATATGATGGCAAAGCATAAGAATAAACTTGTCTATGATGCAAGTACAGGTGAAGTACGGGATGATCGTAAGTTTATGACGATGCTTGAAGACTTCTGGCTTCCAAGACGTGAAGGTGGTCGTGGTACAGAAATCACAACACTTCCTGGTGGTCAAAATCTTGGCGAAATGGAAGATGTTGATTATTTTCGTCGTAAACTTTACAAGTCATTAAATGTTCCCATCACTCGTATGGAGGCTGAGTCTCAGTTCAATCTTGGTCGTGCTTCTGAAATCACTCGCGACGAACTAAAGTTTCATAAGTTCGTTGAAAGACTTCGTGTAAGATTTTCTATTCTTTTTGATGAGTTACTTGAGATTCATTTAGCACTCAAGGGTATTACTACTCGTAAAGAGTGGAAAGAAATGAAAGAACATATATATTATAACTTTATGGAAGACAATCACTTTACAGAACTTAAAGAATCAGAGATGATGACTGAGCGTCTTCGTATTCTGGGTGATGTTGATCAATATGTCGGTAAGTATTTCTCTGAAGAATGGATTCGTAAGAATGTTCTTCGTATGTCTGAAGAAGATATTCAAGATATCGAAAAGCAGATTAAGAAAGAAGGTTCTGACGAAGATATGGAAGATGATGATCAAGATCAAGGACCACAACAATCAGAACAACCACCTCAATCTCAACCTGAAGAAGAGTTTGTTCCAAACAAAGAGTTATCTGACGAAGAAAAGAAACTCGTAGAGAGTATGACTAAATTTATGGATTCTATGGTTCCTGAAAAGGAATAGATTATGAAACAAAGTATTGAGAATGCGAAACTCCTCAGTACGATACTTGCTGTAATTAAAAAGCAAGGTATTGACATTAAAGAGGAGTTGACAGAAGAAATTCTTGCTTCGATTGAGACTGTTACTGGTCCGCAAGGTGAGAAAGGTGATCGTGGCGAACCTGGATTGATTGGCGAACAAGGTCCAATCGGTCCACAGGGTCCACAAGGTATACAAGGTGAACTTGGTGAGAAGGGAGACAAAGGTGATAAAGGTAACTCCGGTGAGCCCGGTCCAGTTGGTCAACAAGGACCGCAAGGAGAAAAGGGAGATACAGGTCCTAAAGGTGAAAAAGGCAGCCCAGGAATACGAGGACCGCAAGGATTTAAAGGTGAACGAGGAGAACAAGGAGAGAGGGGTGATAGTGGACCTCAAGGTTTAAAAGGCGAACAAGGTCCAATTGGTGCACAGGGTTCAAAGGGTGATATTGGAAAAGAAGGCAAGCAGGGTAAAGCAGGTCCAAAAGGTTTAAAAGGCGATAAAGGTTCTCGTGGTCCAAAAGGCGACAGAGGTCCAAAGGGTCCAAAAGGCGATAAGGGTGATTCTGGTAAAGATGGTAAAGATGGTCGTGATGGTAAAGATGGATCTGATGCTGATGTTACAAAGAGTTTAACAAAGTTTGAAAAAGACTTTAACACATATAAAGCGAGATTGAATCAACAGTTAGCTAGTCTTGGTGGAGGTGGTTCAACTCGTATTCTAGATAATGATGATGTTGTCTTTAATAGACCATCTCAATTGGCTAATAATGATATCTTAATTTTTGATAAAAGAATTTCAAAATTTACATCAATGAATATTGTTGATGTTATTAATACAGTAAGGGTTCAACTAGAAGTGCAATACGATAGATTAGTAGATGAAGTAGTAGTTGGCGCAAACACATATACTTATGTTGGTGAAGCAAATCCAGGATCATATGCTAACACAGCATC